GCCGCGGCGCCGGCCGAGGCGCGTCCACGAGTTGCTGGTTGCCTGCCAGGTCGCTTGCCAAGGTTTTTCCCTACCTAAATATTCAGTTGTGTGCTTAGCGGACATTATAATACCTCCCTCACAGCCCTATCCAATTCAACGAAAACGGTGGTGTGTGGATTGTCAAGAAAAAACAATTCATTGTCCATATGACTCGAAACGCAATTGCGGATGATAAGATAGTCGCCGCGACGGCCGAACTTATTAAGCATAGCATCATCGACAGTGCTTTGATGGTCGTATAGAGATGGAAGGGTCTTGGTCATAATATGTATAAGTCCCGTTCCAATCCTTCGAAAACAAAGGTGTGTGAATTACCGAACCAAACGAACAATCCTTCGTCCATACTTTCCGAAACAATTTCGCGTGCGTTTTTATACTCATACCTTCTTTTAAAGGCACCAATAGTGGCATTGCTCGCGGCCCGGACCGATAGATTAAAACAGATATGATTTGGCTTATTGTTCATTCCATAATTCCTAATTCAGTGTCATACTATATCACGCAGCCTTTGGCTTGTCAAGTTTTTTGTATTCTTGAACTACTGTAACAAGATCATCAATATAGTCAACTATATTTTTGACAAATACTTGGGGTCGACTTAGTCCGTCTGAGGACATTATAATTACTACTTGCTCTATTGGTGTACCAGTTAGTTCCTCATACATGAGTCCATAAGCAGTACCTTGAAGGAAATAATCAATGATTTGTTCTTCGGTCTTTTCCTTCCTCGAAGTCTTGAAGTCGATAATGGATAGTTTGTTCATATACTCGGCAACTAGGTCTGTACGCCCAGCAATGCCTAATATCTCAGAGTACAGAGTGGCTTCGCTATAGTGTATATTGTCGATCTTGTTGAATTCATCCAGGCAGGAAAGAAAGGATTGCTGCATATCTGGCATAAGGGGTCGGACTATCTCACTGAGTTGCTTTCCATCGAAATAGTCTTCGGCCAACTTATGAAATTTTGTTCCTCTATTGGATGCCACTCGTGAGATTCGGTTGGCTTCTTCCTCACCGACCTTTCGTCTCCATTCATGAAGTGCTTTCTTTTTGAAGTGTCCAAGGATGGTTGTAACGGAAGGCACGATATCACCATTAGGAAGAATATATCTCCTTCCGTTCTCGGTCTCTATTGCTTCCAGTTTAGGTGGAGTACGTATTCCATCCACATGTCTAAATATTTTGTTCATCATACATTATAACTCACTTTTTCTAGGTTGTCAAGTAGGATTTTGCTTAGCCATTTGCATTTGGCCTGTGGATTTGTTTATACCGGAGAAACCACCTTCGTCGCGCCTCCTTCTATTTACAAACTTAATTACAGGCCCATGTTCTTTAGACCCAGCAAGTGGCATTGAACTAACAACACCTTCATGAGGAATTGGTTTTCCATCATGGGTTGTTCTTATTGGATGGCCTCGTGATAGGGCTTCATTGACAATGCTGGCCACTTCTCTTGCGTGATTGAACATCCTGATATGGTTTTCCAAATGAGGAGCATGTTCGTCCGCTAGTGTGTGATTGGCGGTTGCCAATGTTCTAACTTTTTTGTCGCTGTGGTTCTCAATTTTTTGAGTAAGAAACTCTTTATAACCAGAAACATTGTAAGTGTGGGGTTTGTCACTCCAAATACCACTATTCAAATATTGTTCAAACATCTCAGAATGATGATCGGTTGCACCATAGTTGTGTGCTCTGTGTATTTTATCATATTCCGCCATGTGATGCGCCAGCAATCTATTTTCCTCATGTGTAAATGACACATTATGATCTATAAAAGGACTTATGACATCAACATTACGCTCTTTACCTTTGGCGTCGATGGCATCAAATTCACTCCTAGATATAGGACGTGTTTTTCCGTCCCGGATCGTTGTGTGAGGAACAAATCCAATATGGGATGACATCGCCCTTCTTTTTGCGGCAGGGTCGGTATAAGTATATCTTAATGTATTGGGATGGAATGAAACGCCACTTGAATCCTCTTTAGCTTGACGGGAACGATCCGCTTCCCGAAGTCTTCCTTTGGCCGTGCGTGTGGTGCCTCCCATATGCATAATGTCGCCCATAACTTCTATACCATGTGGTATCAGAGGACTTATATGTTTCAGTGCAGAATGCATAACATTTCTTAAGGCTTGGGTGCTTCTGTTCCAAATAGAACGTATTGCGCTATGTTTCTCAGCCTTCTTATTGCCTTTTTTTGCTATGCTATTTGATGTGGCAAATATTGCAGGGGCGCCATCAAATTTTGTCCTAACATGGTCCGGCACCTTATTTTGTGTATTGACATGATTAATAATTTCGTTGGCCATTCTAAGAAAATGATCGCCGCCGGCCTGTCCCTCCAACACATGGAGGGAACTGGCATGTGTAGAGTGCTCGTATTTCTGTGTTGGATCGAAAATACTTCCCTTGCTTCCTTCCAACAAAAATTCTCTAAACGACAGCATTCATTATCCTCCGTGTTGTCTTTTCATGATTCTATCAAACTCAGCCTTCATCAATTCCCCAGAGCCTTTTATTATTGCGTGGGCAGCAGACTGTTCACCTGTCTGAGTGTGGTGATCTTCAGCATCGTAATATCCTTGTTTTTTGGCATATCCGTCGCTTATTTCTTTAGTATATCGGCTAAATGATGCAAATGATGGTCTGTCTTGGTGTGTGAAAATTGGTTTTCCGCCTGGGGCGCCACGCAACTCTATAGTTATAAAGTGGCCACCATGCATAGGATCACTGATATCATGGTGGGCCAGGCCGACGTCGGTACCATTTCTCTTAATTTTATAGACATGTGTGTGACCCTGTACAGGATCACCAACATCATTAGTACGCGATGGTGAATCGCGATAAATGATATTACCGATGGTTTTCGGACTATGATTTGGATCATTCTCAAACACCGAATGACTATATTCAAGCGTGTAACCATGGCCACCCGATCCCTTACCATTTCTAGGTGGCCCTCCGGGTCCTATAGCAAATTCCTTTAGCATCTGCCTAAATGTCTTCATTTTTGTTCATCCTGGTATTCTGTCTTGGCGATGATATACTCTTTCACAAGAGCACTGCGAACAATATCTTCCTTATGGAATTCAATGTACTCAAAACAATTCATCCGCTTAGTTATATTTATGAATTCAAAAAGTCCTGCTTTCTCCTTGTCGGTCAGATCAGACTGTCTAAAATCACCACAGAATATTATCTTGGAGTTGTCGCCCATACGGGTCATGATCGTATCCAACTCCTGACCAGACATATTTTGCATCTCATCCACGATCACAACCGTATTATTGAATGTCTTGCCTCTTAGAAATGAAGTAGTGGTAAAGTCCACCAGATTCTTCATTTTGAGTATTTCATAACCATCACCGCGGCCAAATAGGCTATCGCATATCTCTTTATATGGTTCCTCATACACGCGCGCCTTCTCCTTGACGCTACCAGGTAGGAATCCTATGTCTCGGCTAGGAACAATAGATCGTATAACCATAATCTTGTCATACTTAGGGGTTGGTAAAAAGACGTCCTTTAGTGCTAGGTATAGAGATACATATGTCTTACCTGTGCCGGGGTAACCATGGAGCATCAAATTTTTATCGGAATAATATGACCTGAATGTATGCTCCTGTGTCTTGGTCAGTGGATGTATTTTCTTCAATTCAAAAAGCGGCTGAGGCTTATTGTTCTTTTTCTTAGACATGTTTACTCCCTTTTCTGTACCAACGCAAAAAGGGGACCTCCTCTTAGAAGGCCCCCTTGAATTGTGTAAATTGCGTGTTTTCAATGTTTCGACCGTATGTGTTGGCCTAAATTACCTTTTCCTCGGCATTCCTTACCACAAACAACACATTTATATATGGTAACTTTCAGTTGTGCTTGTCTGTTTTTTTCCCTTTCTTCTGATGTTTGTTTTATGCCCTTATTCCATGGTGTTTGGCCTATATGTGATAATCGCATTTTTTCTTTAGATTCTTCCGAAAAAGTAACCCCAGTTCTTGGGTGTCCTTTTTCTTCAAATCTTCTCTTTTGGCTCTCCGACATTCGTGATCTAGATTCTTCTGAAATAAAACGATTAGTCATATACCGTTGTCGAATTTCTCTTGACACATTTGCGGATAGAATTTGTCCCGACAAACATTTCCATGCCACTTCATCTTGCCAATGACCATACTCCTCATATAAAAGTTTATGAAGGAAAGCATGGAGGGCAACATTTACGCGTATGAGATTATCTGGAGTATCAGTACCTCCCATGTGTTTTGGTATTATATGATGGTAATGAAATATGATATCCATATTACACTTCCTTAGGTATAGACCATCTCCTATTGCCAATATTGGTGTGTGGATTTGCCGCTCGAACTTTGCCCAATACGTATTTCGAAAAGTCTGCGGGCGGTTTTGACACACCAATTCCAGCTGGGTCGACGATGTTTACCTTGTTATAAACTCTCTGCATATGCGTATTCTTAGCCTCATATGCATCAACCTCGGACATTGACATTACAATATCAATTTCCTCTTTCGTCTTTGTGTTATAGTAAGAATATGTAGGCATTATATTTTCCTTATTGTTACGACAGATTTTTTGGAATAGGTGGATATTTTCACTTTGTTGCTCTGATTGCCACCTAATACAGATATTCTACCCTTTCCTGTGTACCCGTTGAATAGACCAACATGGCCTCTAAACACCACAATATCACCCTTTTTAGGTGATCTAGTAGGACTACCGTATTTAGCAAAGCTAATAGCCTTATTAGACTTAGTGGTTGGTTTTCCTGACATTCTTAGTATGCCATTGAGAAATGCAGCACACCAGGGCACTCTGACTGGGTCAACTTTCGTAACACTTTGAATTTGTGACCTGTGTGTTCTCTCATGCAAACCAATATATGAGAATGCTCGGTTGAAAATATTATCGGAGGCCAAAGCGGAATTGGTATTTGATAGAAATAAAAATGCCGCCAAAGTGGCGGCTGTTAGTTTTGTCATATCCCTAACTCCCTATTGTTAATTTTCTATTTAGTCTGCAACCACCGAGGGGGTCTGGTGCACTTATACTTGAGAATATGCGCCTTACCTAGCCTGTAGTAATTGCGGTAGTTTTCCACAGGGTCATCTGAGATGATGAACTTCTCATCCATAGCACATGGAATTGGAGTCATTTTGCCAACGGGGCAGTTCTCTGGTGGCTGGGCGAACAGGTTAGCCAGCATTGTATAGGAATGAAGTCTCTCATACCGCTTTTCATACTCATAAAGCAATTCATTGTAATGCCAGAACAGCCACATGTAGTTCTTAGTGGACTGGCGCACCCAAACATTGCTTGGATGATTGACATGAGTTGCCTTTGGTATCTGGTGTTCCAAACTGGGGTGAATCCAGACCTTTCGATTCTTTGCTATTCGTGCACCATTGGGTCCATTGGACCAACGGACTGAGTCAACCAGTCGGCCATCCAACACACGGTGAGCAGTGGCCATCATTTGGGCACTTTCGACCGTCATCTTAACGACGTGCTTATCACACAAGGCCCGAGCAGCTTTGGCTGGGTCTTTATTGACAAAAAAGATATTCATTTAACCTCCTTATCCAATTGTCTTCCTATAGGGGTTACGGTATTGTCTGTAAAGGCGCTTACGCCTTTAAAAAGAAGGTTAGTCAAATGTGTGTTATCGAGGACGAAACTTCTTATATCAAGAGACGAGGCGGCATATATGCTTTCCACCAGTGGCCACTTTACAGTTTTTTGTGTAGTGTATTTTACATGTGAGAGAGCGGTCATATCTTTTCCAATTCTCTTTTTAGTATTCCATGAAAGTGCCAAAACAGCTGGCTGTCGTCAACCGAGCGGCCAAAGACACGATATACCTCCATGGAGAGGTGTGGTGTTATATTCCGCCATGATTCAGCTACGGGCTGTTCTCTAACTCTACCATGAACTATTTTATTAACAGACATGTGTTACCGTCCAATGTATACCAGCTATGATGTATGCATTTATTCCATGCGCTATAAACGACTGATCCCACTTGTCAGAACTTGTCGGATACATTGTGTGATGAATGATCGACGTCCTAAGTGGATAAGATATCGTCCCATCCTTTGTCGCAATAATCAAATCCTTTCTGGAGATGTTATGTCTAGTTTTCATCTGGGTCCTCTTCCGTACCTGTTAGATCAAAATTCAATTTCCTTCTTATAGATATGTTGACCCGCGATGGTAAACGATATACCGCATCATCAATATCCATGACTGAAAACGGAAAGTATTTAAGATTTTTACTAACACCTTTATTTATTTTTTCAGCCAATTCTGCTCGGTATATTCGAACGCGTCTAGATATCGGTCCAGTGTATAACAACATTATTTTTTCTCTCTGGTGCTAGATCGAACATCACCCTATGTATCTGACTCATGATTGGCAATGATACGAATCCAATTCTATTAATGGTAGCAGGACTTCGAGCAATTTCTATGATTTCTTTATCCACCTTGTCTCTACGGTGAATGTATTCGGAAATTCTTCGGCGCGGAACCGATACCATATCAAGTACCATCATATCTTCTCCAATTCACTTTTTAGCCTTCGTTTGAGGCACCAATATAGTTCCCCGGCAGCATCGCCGTGGTGCTCATTAGAAGCGGTTATATATACCTTTTTATAGAGATTTTGGGAAATATTACGACGCAAGATCGCCTTGGTGAAGGATACTGCAAGGCGATCTTGGCCCGTGAGCTTCAGTTGCATTCTTACATATGTGGCTTGATACATTTCAAACACTCGTGTATAGCATCTTGAATTGGTAATCTGGGCCCATTCTCTAACATTGGTCTTGGTATTGTTATATTAAGAATTGACATCCTAAATTGAAAACAAGGTGAGGCCTCACTTATCGCTACATCTGTATTCCTGATGATTTGATTTTTAATCGACCTCATTCACCACCTTAAACACTTCTTTATCCAGTTCTATATCTAAACCCCATACAACTTCTCCGCCGGCCGTGCTAGATTTGCGAGTGACAGCGGAAAATAGAGCGCGGCCGGTACAGTAATATACGAGATTGACAAAACTTTGCCTTGACACAACATGCACCATCGATTTATACTGGGTCGACCGCATTTCAGGCCTCATACTCAATAGTGAAGTTCTTATAATAGTCACGGCTTGTGATCTTATGAAGACACAATTCATATATCATTTCATGAGGCGTCAGATGATATTCCATCTGATCGGGGTAAAGATATATCTTGCACTCCTGATATCTTTTGCCTATGATAAACTTCTTTTCCGTATACGCCGTTGTGATATCAAAATGTAGGTGGTTCTTGAAAGCACCCAATGAGTTCCAAATCTTCGGCTTCTTGCGCCACTTGCGATATGAACCGCCGGCGGAGAATAGGCCTAATCTTGGATGGTATATCACATAACCAATCAGCTGTGGTAGTTCAATCTCAGACATTTCTCATTATCCTGTTTAGTGGGTGTCTGATACAAAAATCATTCACCGCAAAAGCCCAGCCGTTCCAATTCAGAAAATTTACATCCGACCTAAGGGATTCGGCAGCGGCCACACAAATCTTAGTACCAATGGATCCATATAGCGCGACATTGACTGCCGCTTTCACTTTATTCTCCATGTCGCATCCCCAATTCTCTCCTTAGCGATTGTACAATTGTGTTTCCACATGATGCAATGCCTTCATCATTGGGTGGTAACCAAATCAAATAATTCACCCTCTGCTGAAGGAGTTTGGTAGAATTATAATCGATCTCTGATCCGATAGGGCTCAATAGACTTATGCTAACTCTGTGCTTTGGAGCTAGATTAAGCATCACTCACCAATTCCCTTAGTTTGCGTTTAATTGTAGTCATAGATCGGCTATTAAATTTCACCCAATCTTTATTTTCCATATGGACCCAATATGACCAAAAGGATGAATTCGTTGTAGCGGTAGTTTCTGCCTCCCGCACTTGTTGACTACATACCACTTGTGTTCTGCGTGCTATACGTGAGATCATTTATCACCTATGGAAAATGCCGGGGTGGATTCCACCCCGGCCGCAGTATCAATTTCTAGTATAACTCCGGGCACTACCGGAGACTTGCATACTCTCGTGCCAAATCAGACACGTCGACCTTATCCCAATCGGGGTCAACAGCATGGGAGACCGCACCAGTCGTGCCGAAAGCCGCCTCAGCATCGTCTACGACCTTCTTGGGCCTCTTCACTGCGACCGCATCGTCTACAACCTTCTTAGGCTTCTTCATTACGACCTTCTTGGACTTCTTAGCCGCAGGAGCAGGGGCATCCTTCTCCTTCACAGGAGCGGGCGCCTTAGCCTTGGTCTTGGCCTTCGCCGGCGCCTTGGCCTTGATCATCGACAGATCGACCGTGCCATTGTAGGTATAGGATACCACGGAGCGGCCGTCCTTGTTGACCGAGATATCATGGCCGTGCTTGCGCAGGAACCAGATATGCTTGGCCGCATAGGGACCATTCTTTACGTGGTCGTCGATCTCCTTCGGCGTCAGGGTAGCCTTGGTCGCGAACAGCTCCAGGGTCATTTCGTGAGGACGTTTACCAGTATTGCGTGACATGTGTTTTAGTTTCCTTGTTTCAGTTTCAGTTTTCAGTTGACATCACTTCGGCCATCTCGGCCAGCAGCCTTTTCACCTCTTTGGCGACCAGGCTACTCTCGTTGCAAGGATACTTTCCCTGCAACCGATCGGTTACATATACCATAACCTCTTGATCATTCGTCGCACCTTCATAAAGTGCGTCGCCGACCAATTCTCCAATTTCACGTTTCAGTTCCGACATGTGCATGTGTTCACTTCTCCGTCAGGACGTAGGGTTTGTCCCACTTGCCGACATTCAGATCGACATACCAGCCGACGTTGAAATAGTCAGTCATCGCATCGCTCTTGTCCCAGTTGCCCGCATTGAGCGCCTTGACCAGGGCATCAATGAACTTCAGGCACTTGCCGGAGAAGTGATTGCGATAGTGATAGACGTTTACGTCCAAACAACCGGTACGCGTCTTGTGTGCGTCGATTACGGAATTGCCGATCAGATCGAGCGGGCCGGACTTGATAGTGCAAACGATGGTCGAATGATGACGGACCTTGAAGGTCGCCTTCATGTTGTATTTCTTGAGGACCTTCTTAGCCTCAGCGACCAGTGCGCGTTTGCGCTCTTGAGACATATATGCCATGTGTGTTTTCGTTCCAGTTGTTTAGGGAGGTCTGATAGTTACGTCGGCGTCCTTGGACTACCTCTTGAACGTCTTGGCATGCCGGCGCCGCTTGGACGCGGGCAGCTCAGTGACAGTGTTGCCCTTGGCCACAAAGTCCTCCAGAAGAAGGAGTTCCATACGCCTCTGCTCAGCCTTGGACTGGGGCGGGACGATCTTGACTTGGATCAGGTTGGGTTTGTCGGTCATTGCTTTGCTCGTTTCGTTCATCATGCTTAGACTATAGGACACTTCTGGATGGAACACAAGGACTATTTTGGCATACCTGCTATGCGTCCAACGCATGGCACTACTAAGTAGGACTACGTAGTGCCAGGCATTGGTTCTAGCGGTCGTCCGTGTTCAGTTTGGGTTTGAGTGAGCGAATTAGCGTCCGCTCGACCTCATGCGCCGTTGCCTTTCCTCGGACGACCTTGACGATATCCGTGCTGAATTTATCCTTACCGTACTTACGGATAGCAACGCACAACTTCCAGTTGCGGTTTTCCGTCAGTGCACGCCGAACGTGCTTCTGCCAGCGACGACGGAGCGACTTTTTAGGGTCGTTATCGTGCACATAAGTCACACCTACGTATGACTTTCCTGCAACAGTTAGGACGTACACGATATGCTTACGGTCGGAGCGTTTCTTGCGCGTCTTGATCATGCTTAGACTATAGGACACCGCGTCCTCTAAGTCAACCGTCTGGAGGGAAATAGTTTTGCTATTTTCCACTGGTTGCGAGAATTTTTTTCTACTGCAACCAGTGGTTGTATACTCTGTTTACTGTGCAACTCTAGAGCGAATTACTTGCCAAAGAATTCGTCGTGGTCGTCATAATCCGTCTGGTGGTGATCCCAGGCCTTCTTCCAGTTGCGGACTGGTCGCCTTCGGTTCTGTTCTCTGCGACGAGGAGAATTGTCCTCATCATACTCTTCCATATCATGCTTACTAATACCAACACCACGCGCGTTGAATTTTGACTTCTTTGACATTTATTCCTCTAGTTTAGTGGTTGTGCCATCAGTCCCGGGAATGCTTCCTCGGCGACTTCGGCGGTTAGTCCTGGTACCCCTAGGTCCTTTCGAAGCATGCCCGCGAAGACCATTGCTTCCTTTTCCTCTAAGGTTTCCAGAATCTGAATAAGTATATCTCTTTGGCGAGCCGGTGTCAAGCCCGGAGGCCTCTTAGGATTACCTTTCTCAAACAGGTATACCCTCCTCAATTCCGTTTGAAGTGAGGAATAGGACATACCTGGCGGCATCTCTACCTTCTTATATGGTGGTATTTCGACATCAAACTGGATATCAGGTCTGAATGTTCCTAGAAGGACCATCTTGAGTGCATACGTTGCATTATTCCTCAAGACCTGAATCTTCTCCTCAGGCATCTCCATTGCCTCGAATTCCTCGAAAATCTCATAAATCTGTTTCATCTTGTTCCTCTAAAATTCTTCCACAACCTTTGTAAGTTCTCCCAATCTGTTTTCCATCAGATAATGCAGGAACACCTTTTTACTGGCTGGGCCTGTGTTGTCATACTTATCATGAATTGCAGTGATCACATCCTTAGGTATAAAATCAAAATTGATCAAAGTCTGATTTCTGTTCCAACCACGGAGCATCACGTCATTTTCACAAAACTGCGCCGGGTCTTGTTTCAACCATAGGGCCAGTTTCTTACTATTTATAACTTTCTGTCTTTCTCCGGAAACAAACGTGGTATCTGGTGAGAGTATGTTGGGAATACCATCACCACGATCACCACGAATGATGTGCTCTTTCATGTATGCCAGAGGATCACCAGACTTGACCATCCTTTGCATGATAGGACTGTACTGAGCAATTCCGGGATTCTTTGCCTGTAATTGAGTGAAGTCCTTATCGGATGATACAATCATGATACTCTCGGTGGAAGAGTATTTTATGGCCAGTGCAGCAATGACATCGTCAGCCTCAGCACCAGCAACATCAAGTACCTTATATGGACCGAATTCAGCCAGTTCGGTACGTATTTTCTTCATGAAGGTGAAGATTGACTGCCAATCGAATCCGGAGGCCTCGCGGGCACTCCGACGATGCGCCTTGTAATAGGGAAAGAAGTCTCGTCGCCAATATTTCGAGTTGTCGCAGCATACAACCAAATCACCATATTTCTGGCCATACATGCGTTTGTATGACCTTAGGCAATTCAGAATAATATGCCTCACCAGACTTTCGTTGATGCTTTCATTTTTCTTCAGGTCATGCATAATTCCCGCAACCAATACCTGGTTGGTATCCACTAATATCATAATTAATCCTCTATTGTAAACGTAACTTCCTCATCTATCATTTCGTGCATTGGATGCTCTATATCGAGTGTTCGCGCAATCAGAGCTTCCAGGACAACAACAAGGTAATGAAAATCCTTGTTGAACTCAGGCCTTGAGGTATCAAGACCGACCTCATTAAAGTCCATCATCATATTGTGGGTCATCTCCTGCAATACCTGATCGGCAAAATTCCTGACACTTCGCTCCTTGGCGGCATCAAGTTGTTCGCTATTGATATTGTGTGGGTTGATGATCCTTGAGACCGGAAACTTTAGAACATTGGTATCGGATTCTGGTTTGTTCATTTAATGATCCTCACTAGAATGGTATGACTATTTATCCTACCATTGCACTCCGTTTCCTTTGTCGTTAGATCAGTCATGACCTTGCGCAATTGGATTTTACCGGCCTCGCGAACGGCCTTGACTGTAACCTCCGGTTTGCGGAGTTTCTTAGTGATGGAAAGTTTATCATCATAATTGATTACAGTTGTGCCCTTGACAGAAAGACCGGCAGGACCTCGTGAGTTATACACACTAAGCATGCGGTTCTTGGTGTTATAGGTCCAGAGTTGCTGGGCACCGATAATGTCCTTGGCAGGGGCACTATCACCATATTCACTCTTTTCCAAGTACTTCATGCGTTTGACAATGACAGCAGCCGGCTTCTCTTTCTTCTTCCTAGGTTTTCTGGAAGTGGAGACCTTGGTCGCGAATGTATCGCAGGCCATCAGAATGTCGTTGATCATGCCCATATAGGCCTTGAGTTTCGGCCTCTTCCAGCGCCTATATGCATACACCAGGTCCTCATCTGCCTTGTTATAGGCATCATATACCTCATTATATACGGGCTTGTAATACTCTTGAATTTTCTTGGCTACAGCCGCCTTGATTGCTTGGTCTCGAAACCACTTATTCGCATCAAATTCGGTCTCACCTGTCAATGACAATTCATCCAGGCAGGCCTCCAGGTCACCGATCAGTGTTGCTGCTCTATTAGCAATTCTCTCCTGAATGGAGATTACGTTCTCAACCTCGACCTTGGGCGCGTCCTCTTTCTTTTTCTTCTGCGCCTCAACCAAAGCAATCAGTTTGGCGAAAGTGTTCTTTTGCACGTCCTCAGGCAACTTGTTGCCTATGGTTAGCATTCTCAGATTCCATCCGATATGCCTGAGCTCGATGGCAGGAATCTTACTGACAAAGGGAAGCATTGCCTTGATCTTCTTATCTCGAAGGTGCTCAAGGACAAAGTCTTTGGCCTGATCGTTGTCGCACATATAATTATACCAATTATAGGCGTTGATCATATCCATATTGGTCATCACATCCTCATATGTCGGTTCCTCACCAACATGACGGACATCGATAACAGATTGCTTGATCCTAAGCGGCATCGTTCTCTTCCTGGAAGATGTTTGTGCTGTGGTCTATAAAGTAGATTTCATCGGACATACTAAAGGCATAATCCCAGGCATTCTCAAAGAGGGCATATACCTTGGACTTTCCAAACAGAGCCTTAGCATTCTCTGCATTATAGTCAATGAAAATAGGATCGTCAAGGGATATCTTGGCGACCCTAAATTGTGATCCAGAAGTGAATAGAATTGCGATTACATCTCTCATACACTTTTCACCAGAGCGATTAGTACCAGAGCAACCCAGATGCCAGCATAGGCATATAGCAGTCCCATACTACCAGCAACGGGTATACCGCATGCTGGAAATATAAAACAGAGGATTGAACCAATGATAACTAGTGCCCCTTCGATCATCTGCGCCTCTTATTCCTTGCCGACCTTGCTCTGCGTTTCTTCGCCCCAATTTTCCTGCGACCCTTTCGTGGCCGATTTTTTCTTTCATGCATAAAAAAATGCTCCTGTGATAATATACATTACTAACAATAAAAGGATCCGATCTCCCACAGTTCCGTAATTGACTATCCTATATAGATGAATATACGCGAACAACCGCAATACAGCCATGTGGCAAAAGACCAGGGTTATTACCCACATAGGCATAGTTAGAGTCCATATGGGAATGTCAAATTTGACTGGAGGAATGTAGTCCGGGCCTAGAGGTTCATAACCGACTTCAAACCAGGCCGGCTTCCACCATGGAAAATGCAAGGCCTCGCGAATATCAAGGGCGTCCTCAATAACACTTCTGTTTTTATTTTGGTCATTTGTCGTCATACAATGACCTCAAATGACTTAATCGAGTCCAGTCGGAATGAACGCCAGGCCCACTTTTCAAGGTCCCAGGCACTGACCGCATCCAGGTTCTCCTTGCGGCCTTCGACCGGTTCATAGTCCTCAGGAAGGAAATGCTCCCGGAGACTACAGACCAGAGTCCTGTCGGTTCCATCCTTCTTGGTGAAGACTACCTTGCAAACATGTGCCTTGAGGTCTGAGACCACCTTATCACGTTCCAACATACGTATTTCCTTTCATTTGATCATTCATTGAAAACCATGCCTTGAGGTGATCATAACCACCAATGTGATCGTCACCAACAAAGATTTGAGGCACGGTCAGTCTCTTGATAATTCCAGTTTTGTTTTGGAGAAATTCCTTGGTGTAGTCAACACCGAGTTTGAGTTCCACGAATTCTAGACCATTGCTGGTCAAAAGTTCCTTTGCCTTATCACACCACTGGCAATTGTCTCTAGAATACAGGAAAATTGTATCGTTGTCAACCATTTTACACCTTCTTTCCAATAGACTTGGGATCAGTCTCCTCGGTTATATACATGTATCCGCCCTTATTGGTATAAGGAGCGATCTTCTTACGTTTCTGCTCTGCCTTATATATCTCTTGTGGATTCTCTGTGGCTCCACGTTTCCATTTATAGTCATCAAGGGACGACTTATGGCCATTTGCGGGGATGGTATCAGATGTAGGAGCAACTAGGCGGGGCACATACGTATCGACGGGCCAAACAGAAAGAGGACGCTTAGCGCGCCGTTCAGGCACTCCAAGCGACCTCAGAAATTTGGCGTGGCGCGCCTTACTTGTGGATTTGCTTTTCACTAATATATTTCCTTCTCAAGTAAGGACTGCCACGCAAGGGAATGACTAACTCATATCCTACAGGTATCTTAGCAATCAATTGTGACCAAATTATGTCATTGGTCGCCGAAATATTCTCTCTCGAAACCATCCAACAGTTTCCGAATGTTGTCGGCGCCTACGGGGTTGGCCGAGTGCACCTGCCAGGTGAACGGAATCGCCGTATACTCATGATCAATAATGTAATCCACCAGCCAATTGGCGAAGTCCTTGCCAGAAGGAACATGAGCATTGTTGATGCCCTCACCAAGGTCATGGTCGAACGAAATGTGGCAAGGCATGCCCAACGTATCGATGCAATGGATCGCGTCGGCCATACTGCGCGCAATTATCCACTTGCGGCCGTCCTTAGGCGGCATGCGGAGATCGTCAAGGAAGAGTTGATACATGGCTAGAGAGTCCCGTTAAGCCAGTTGATCAGGATTGCGAGTAGTATGATTATGCCGAAAAAGATTATCCAGAACATCACGGAGACTCCGGGAACAACCAGGAAAAAAACATGCCGATGCCACCGGCGAGATATAGGAATATCACGCCCAGCCAGAAGTCGCTATAGGAGCACGCGTACAGTGCACCGAATATCATCAGAAAGGCGAAATAGATCACGAATCCCATTACAGTTTTCCTTTCACCAAGTTAGAGGCATAGTCGCGAGACATATCAATGTCCATGAGTGCCTCCACCAAATCATCGGATGCGCGGCCAATGGGGGAGCATCCCCAATCGAATGCCGAAGCTTCTTCCTCGCCACGGCGCATGCCGGCCCTGAAAATTTCAATGACCTGATCGATTGTCAGTGTCAAGCGGACCTGGTCCGCAGATTCCTTTTCCATGCCTCAATCTTCTCCATTTGGATACGAGCCTTCATCTTGTTCCGCTCGTCACGAATAGTCTGCTCGCGGTCGCCCCGTGCTTCCATCTCTTGCATCTGCCTCTCGGCCAGCTCGGCCTCAGCGCGTTCTGCTAAGGCGCGTTCTGCCACGATCCTGGATGCGGTTGTGACAGTTTGCTTATTCTTCTCCCGAGCAACCTCGAGGAGTTGTCCAGCATAAATCGCGATACGCATCTTGCCACCCTTCATGGGCCGGCGCCAGTATGCGAGTTGCTTCGCCGACAGTCGGCCGTACCGAGAGGCCTGCTTGCCCATGGACGTACCCATTCGAGCATGACACGGACGGAACCCGCGCATGTTGTGATGCCGCGTAGCCTCGGATGCCTGCTCGTCGGCGGTCTGCCGCTCAGTGAGGACGATCAGTGCGCGCATTACTGCCTTGTCGTTCTTTTCCAGTAGTTCGATGATGCTTTGCTTAGAGAGGATCATGTGTGTGTTGTCTCTGTGTCGTCTAACGTGAACATGAATATAGGACACAAAGGGACGAATAGCAAGAACTATTTTCGCATAGCAGGTATGCATCTGGCGCATAGCACTACTAAGTAGGACTACGTAATACTTAAAGTTGTAGTGAATTACTTAAGGTTGTACTAGTCTTCCTCTTCTGGTTCATCCAGAAGCTTATGGAATTTTACGTCTGAGTCTGATATTTCGATCCAGACCTTTCCACCAATCTTGGGCTGTACTGCACCATAGACCTTGAGACATGCTGGGCACTGAAATACAGCACCCAAAGCAAAGTCTTCTCTTTCACACTCAGTCTCGGCGCCACAATTACAGGCCCAGGTGTATGTCATCATTTTACTTGGAATCTTTCGTATCCGCATGAGTGATGTTGATCATTTTGGTAACAACCTCGGAAAGAGCCTGACCAAGTTGAATATCACCGCATCGAATTTTCAGGTCGATTTCAAACGAGCCTAGATGGGTGATTCCGCTTCTATACTCAATCCATGGTTTGACGGACCTGTACTTTTCCAGGGCGGCCGTCAAGGCCTTGTCAATATCAGCCTGAGTGAAGGTCTTTTCCTTCGGTTTGTTGTTATCGTTGTTGTTCTTGTTGTTGTTCTTGTTCTTGTTATCGTTGTTGTTATCACTCATGTTCATTCTCCTTCTGAGTATCTTCCTCTTTTATAACTTCTATCTACAGCGTCCTTGGCATCTCGGATAAACTGATCCCTCTGCCATGCTGCCTTATCATATGATAACTCAATATATGAATTCTGAATGTGTATTAGAGCACGACGCAATCTCTGTATTTGTTCCAGAGACTCCCTAAGTGTGTCTAAAGGTAGCGTTGCTGTGGACAATCTATTCTTCTCAGCCTCAAGAATTGATTCGGTGAGTTTGTCTGATATGTCCTTTTGTAATTTGTACCATTTGGCATATTCTTCTGCCTGTGGACACCAACCCATATGGGGATTGGCGGGATCGCGGCCATTCATGGTATGAGCATACCCACCACATGTGCAGGGATTCTTAAACTTTGCCACGGCCATTCATTTCCTCCGAATGTCCACACTTCGGACACTTCCAACATTCTTTAAGTTTGTTCGCCTTTGGTTGAGGGGCGAAATAGTGAACCAAATACTGATACCATGGCCACAAGGCAAAACCGACCAACATATCGGTATTACATCTCTTACAAATCATTTTTAGTCTTGACTTTGATATGGTATTTGCTCTGCTGACCAACATCAGCCATTCTGGCATTCTGAATGTCTGCCCAAAATGTTTCGTTGTTCAACTTATCCATGCTAAGGGCATAAGCAAACTGGCCACCAAAGTAAACACAATACGTACCATTATACGTGCATCCTATGATGACCACATATGCTGTTGTGAACGCCTGGCCGGCCACACCACCAAATCCAAGAGCCGTATTGCTCCAGGTCTGAGGAAACATGGCATGTACAAATAACTCATAATCATGAGGTTTGCGCTCATACGGCTCATGGTTTGCCTTGCGCCAGGCAGCATACTGCTCGGCCGAGCTTCCCCTATAGACCTGATAATCAGGCACCCGGCGCTCATCTTCAACATAAGGCATATCAACAAACTCGGCCTGCGCCAAGCATTTTGATAATACAGCAATGGGATTAGAAGTCATCATTATATAATCCTTTTAGGTGTCTCGAACTAATCTTGCACATGATCCATTCATTATAATAGTTCGGACTCAATATAGCGTCAACCTGGAACTGCTCTTTCGCCTCCAAATAGGAACATTCACCCTTGGTTTGACAAAGGTGAATTATTTCCCGTTTGAAGTTTTGCTGTCCAAGTTTTTCAATATCAGAAAGTAAGGTAGCATTAGAACCATAATATGTTTTCCAATCAGATGCAATTTTGAATTTCTTTTTCTTACCTTTGACTCTCTTGGTCTTGGAGAACTTCAGGAGTTTCTTCCCTATGTACCTTCGACCTGAGGTCAGGTTAGTTATAATATACACGAAACCAACATAGTTGTCAAGTGTTGTTTCGTCTATCTCGGTTCCTTTATAAATCCACATACTATACCTCCACCTGGAGGTATATAGTTACC